CAGCATCCGCAGGAAGCAGTTCGGGTCATTCTCCCACTCGTGGGTCAGGGTGGCAGCGGTCATATTCTTGTTTTCCATAATGGCTTTCCTTTCTAAACTCAAGGTGAATTGTCGTTGTGCGGTAGGTTCCCGCGACCATTTTCGTGATGCCACGAAAATGGTTTCGGCTGCTACCCATGCAGCCATCATCAGGCGGGGTTATTCAGGGCGAGTATTCCACGCTTCAATCGTTCGTTGCCTTCCCAATTCCCCGCGATGTTCATAAAAATCGCGGGTAAATGTGATGTTGCAATGCGGGCAGCGAATCCGAACGCCTTCTGTATTCGATTCAGTGATGGTCGTATGCTCCTGCCCGCAGAATGGGCACGGTTTCAGCGTTTCCTTTTTCATCGTTCATGCCTCCTTCACTTCCACGTCCTTGATGCTGTCGTCAACGTACTTGCGGCCTCTGGCGCGTTCGCAACACTTCACGAATCCGCTTACTGCATCGCGGAGGTCGTATGCCTCCCGCTTGGAGAGCAGCTCCGACTTCTCAAAAGCCGCCTTGATTTTGTTGGCCTGTGCATCTTCCATCGGGATGAACACACACGCTTCGCCGACCTCGCCGTTCTGCATGGTGTCGTAGGCAATCGTCAGATTCTTCATAGGTCAATCCTCCTTCATTGCGCATCCGCTCCAGACCGTTTCCTTAGTCCCCTTGCAGTCCCGGCAGAACCGGGTGCAGGTGAGGCACATCTTATTGGCGGTCATAAAGCGGCGCAGGTCATCATCTTCCGGTGCGTCCGCATCCAGCCACTTGTTGAAGCGGTCTGGCTCGCGCTTTTCCAATTCATCCATCAACCAGCCGCGAACCGTAGGGATGCAGGGTGAGTTGTTCGTGGTGGTTTCTTCCCACAGCTCAAGAAGTTGCGGTAGAGGCATCCGGGCCAAATCCGATTTGTCCATTTTATAATCCCTCCAAAACTTACCGACTTGGTAATTTCTTTATCATCATTCTACATTACCATCTTGGTAATGTCAAGTGAAAACGTGATATTTCACGAATAATTTTTGCGTATCAACAAGTGATTTTATTATGTTGAAGCTTACCAAAATGGTTCGTTTGACTTTCTGGGAAAACAAAAAAATCCCCCCACTTCACCTATAAAGTGCCTCGCGTGGTACGCAAGGTTTCGGTGAAGCAGGGGGATAAAGTTCAACCTATGCTGATTCCGTGACTGATTTGGTGCATTTCGAACTGACTACAAAAAGTAGGCAGTTCAGGGTTCAGCCCAAATTCACGGTGTTCTGGACAGAATCCTTTTTGGCGGCAGTACGTTTGTTGGCGTTGATTTGAGCTTCAATGCGGGTTTCCAGATACCCGGTGGTATCGCCGTAGGTATCGTTCAGATATTTCTGTGCATCGGAGCTCAGGCTCTTGAGAGCTGCATGAATGGCTCGCTGAAGAATTTCTTTCTGCTTGGCTTCATCGAACTTACCCTCAGCCTTGAGGTCATCAACGTACTTCTGGTTCATCGCCGCGACTGCATTGGCCACAGCATCGCCAATTTCGCGGATGTACTGCCAGACCTGTTCGTTTTGGGTGCGGGCAGACAGGAAGTTGGTTGCCGCATTGATGCCGTACTTAACCAGCGCGGTCACGAGCGGGACACAGACGATAAGGACGATGTACAGAAAATCTTTCATCATGTTGCTCATAGTAAAAACTCTCCTTTCTTAGTGGACACGGCGTTTGGCCGCATTCATGGCCCGGTCACCTTCGAGGGCTTCCGGGGTAAAGCTGTTGTTTTTCCACCATGCAGGGATGGCGGCGGCGATGGTCAGGCCAGCGGAAACCAGCTGCTCCACCTGTTCGCTTTTGATAGGCAGGATGGGCTTTCCTGCTGCGCTGAGGAGCTGATTTGCCAGAGCAAGGCCCAGAGCCGCTGTGCGGGCTACGGTTGCAATAGACACGTTATTCGACATAAGTATTCTCTCCTTTCACAGGTACTTGTTAGCCCCGGAGATGGCTTTCCACGATGCAGGGCCGCAGATGCCGTCCACTTTGAGGCTGTGTTTTTCCTGAGCAATCATCAAAGCCTTGGTCGTTCCGGGACCGAAACTGCCATCCGCCTTGATTTTCAGGAGCTTCTGGAGCATGATTGTGGCCGAACGATTCGCAGCACCGGCGCAGCCCTGCTGGATGGTCGGCATCACAAAAGCATTGTAACTGGTGCTAGGGTAGCTGCCGGGCGTTGTGCAGAGCCATGTGGATTTGCCGCCGCGAGTATCGGTATGAACAAACGCGCCCTGACTGTGCCAGTAGATACCGATGCCGCCAAACCCTGCTGCCTGAGCGAGAATCCCCAACGCCACCGGGTTCACGCTACGGTCCTGCGTCCGCCAGTCTGCGGCAAGGCCATAGAGGTGACGGCTGGATTTGCTGCCTTTGACCGTTTTGCTACTGTTGTGGCGGATGCAGCGATAACCGGAAGTGATTTTGATTTTCTTTCCCAGCTTATCCCGGACGGTCTGGAGCTTGCTTGCCAGCTCAGTATCGACCATCTGAGAGCCGCAGCCGCAGGGACACTGGAACTCGTACCGTTCAAAATTCTCCGTGAGCTTTGTGTGGTCATCGCGTCCAAACGTAATAACACTCAATCTGAACACCTCCTAAAAGCCAAGCTGTGTAAAGACGTATCCGAGGAAAACTCCGATAATGGCCGTCACAACATAGCCCACGGCCTTGCGCCACATTTCACCATCGCGGCTTTCCAGAGTTTCCAGACGTTTACCCTGTTTTTCCTGTTCCTTGACCATGCTTTCCATGCTCAAGGCCAATTTTTCAACCGATGTGGACAACTCTCCCATTTTGCTTACGTTATCTTCCAGCAGGGCAATTCGCCTGTCTTGGCGGGCGTTTTCTTCTTCGAGACGCCGCCTGAACTCTTCATGCTCGGCTCTCGTAATGGGCTGGTCCATTTGAGCCTCCTTTCATCTGTTCAGCAAAAAATGAGAGGAACCCGGTGTGGGTTCCTCTGTTGGTATGGTGCAGTATTGGCAAGAACTGCACGGATATTGTTTTGCCGGAATGTAATAGCTGCGGCATTCCCCGCAGTAACCGTGGAACCCGCATTCAGGACCGCAGCTCTCATGCTGCCGGGTACAGAATTTCCCTGTCCAGTAGCGACAGCGAAACAGGTCTTTCTTCATGCAGCCTCCTCTGCGCGTACCAGAACGGTCTCGGCGCATATCTTGTCAATCAATTCTTGACTATCAACCTTTTGCAGCATCCCGACATAACCCTTGACCGTGCTCAGTGCGCGTGGCAGTGGAATCTTCCCTACCCTGTACCGATGCTGAACACCTTTCAGGTTCCGCTTGATGCTGAGCGTTGTGCTCTTCCGGATGTTGGCATGATGCGGCCACACCCGGTAGCCCACAAACTCGATTCCCTGACCGATGGGCCGGATGCAGGTTTTCCGATTCAGGTCCAGCTCCAGCACTTCCAGCAAGAAGCATTCGATGCGGTCTTTCCAAACTCGCAGTTCCTCTTTGCTGTTGTGCAGGATGATGATGTCATCCATATATCGAACGTAGTACCGTATCTTCAAGACCCGCTTGCAGAATTGGTCCAACTCGTTCAGATAGATGTTGGCAAACATCTGGCTGAGCAGATTACCTATCGGCATTCCGACATCGTAGAGCCGTTGCTCCAGAGGGACTTCCTCTGGAGCTGCACCTCTCGGCAGACCGAACGGTGTGTGCGGGCAGTCGATGATACCGTACAAAACGGCCAAAAGCCTTGCGTCTTTTATCTTTCGCGCAAGGATGTTTTTCAAAATACGATGCGATACCCGGTAGAAATACTTGCTGATATCAAGTTTCAGATAGTACCAAGAACTTCCGTCCTCTTTACGAGAAACCTGCTCAGTCCAGCTTTTCAGCCGGAGCATCGCATCGAGTGGCCCTCTACCCGGTATGCAGCCATAAGAATCTTTTATGTATCCCTTGACCAGTATCGGATTGAGGACCCGGTAAATAGCCCATTGGACAACACGATGCCGAAACTCGATGGACATTATCATCCGCAGCTTCGGCTCATGGATATAAAAAATGTGATACTTTTCTATGTGGTATTTACCGCTGAGAATAGTCCATCGCAGCTCTTGGAGATTGCCCCATGCGTCATAGTTGAACGCAAGCACATCGGCTTGATACCTACGACCCTCGGTGGCTTTCTCCAGTGCGTGATACATATTCTCCATCGAAAATATCGTATTATAGACATTCTTTATTTTCATTGCTATCCTTTGAGCTCTGCGTATCACAGCTTTTGCTCATTGCTACTTGCGGTTTCCGCAGTTGTCAGCTGCTATGACCTGCCACTTCAGGAATGACACAGCTGACGGCATTTTTCTCCTGCCTTCCGGCCCAGAGCGGAAACAGGCTCCTTTATCCCCTCCGTACTGGAACAGCACCCGTGAGTGCTGAACTTCTGACAATGAGGGTAAAGCGGAGCGGAAGCCGATGTTGCCGTTCGCGTTAGAACGGGGGTTGTTGAGGTTCAGATAGAACACACCAGCTCTCGCGCCATTGTTCCAGTTGCCCCCACAAATCGGCAAACGTAGTAATACAGCCTGTTCCCGATGTGATTATTTCGGATTTTTGGCCTGTTCTTTTTGTCTCATGTTCATTTCCCGCTGATTGTTGCTCTCAATCCACTTACCCAGCATGTTGCCAATCTGGGTAAGATAGTCGTTCCAAATGAAAAACTTCTTTTCAGAAAGATACCGAAATTTATAGGATTTCTTCACATAGAACCGAAGTGTATCAAGGGCATCATCCATTTCGCGGAGCGTGGTTTTCTTGTAATGCCCTCGTTTCGCTTTGATGCAGAGGTCGATGATAACATCTATCTTGTGCTTGATGTCACTGACCAGTGCATACCGTTCATCGCGTGGAAATTGCTTTAGCGCATCATGGGCGTAATCGTACATATCGGAAATTTTTTCAAGAATTTCCATAGGGTCTTTATCAGCCATATTTTCCTCAAAAAAGCGACCGCAGGAAATCCTAAAAGGGTTTCCTGCGGTACTTCATCACATTTTCTTTATTTGACGGGCTCACTCCCGTTCGCCCATCAGAACCCAGCGATTCAGATTGGAAGCCGACGTTGCCGAGCGCGTCAGAACGGCGGTCGCCGAGGTTCAGAACGAACACACCAGCCCTCGCGCCACTGTTCCAGCTGCCCCCACAAATCGGCAAACGCTCTCCTACGCAGTCAATCCAATGACCGTCACCGCCATAATCACCGCCCGGCTCCTCCGGGTACAGCAGGAGAGCCTTTGCCAGCTCAGGCGCAGTGCTCAGGCCGCTGCCGAGAACGATATTAGCGAACTCAGAATACTCGCCAGCATCGGTCTTGAACTGCTCCGATGCTTCGGGGATGAGCGTGATTTTGTTGGAAATCCAGTCATAGTGCAGGGTGTTCGCGGTGCTGGGTGCAACCAGAGAACCGTCTGCGGTGATGGCTTTCCACAGGGTAGAACTTGCAGATACATCGCATTCAGAACCCATTGCAGCGTTGTTGTAGGGGATGATGTTGATTTGGCCGTCCATCAGACGAGCACCAGTCTGCCATTCCCAGACATTACCTTTCATATCCTGAACGCCGAACTGCGTCCAGTCGTGGCCCCACGTTGCCGGGCCGGAACCAGTAAAGGTGCGGCCCGTATTGTTGTTATCCTTTGCGGATTCCTGCCCGCGCTCATGGGTGTATGCTTCATCGCGGCCGTAGTTGCTGTTGCCGTGCGGCATTGTCTTATTTTTGCGGCACCACAGCGCGATACAGGCCCATTCTGCCAGAGTGCTCAGGTGGAAGCCTGCGCCTTTGGCCTCGCAAGCCTGTCGTGCATTGTCGAAATTGATATTCACGGCAGGGTCGCGGTGTGCCAGCGAGTAGGCACGGCCATTGATGATGATGTTCTGATACTTGGAATAGTAGAACGTGTCCTTTTCCACGCCGTTCACGGAGAACGCCGGATGAACATTTTCGGAGCCGCCAGAAATGAGCTCGGACATTTTCAGGCGGTTAATAGGAACATAGATGGACGGCAGATTCATGTCATCCAGCAGAACGATGTTTTTACCGCCAGACAGTTCCTTGACGGCTGCGGCCATCTGGTCATAGTTTGCCATATTCGGGTCCTCCTTACAGGGCGTAGAGCGTGAGAGTGACGTTGGTCATGCTGAACGGCACAGGGTCACGCTGGGTGATTTTCTCGCGGCTGGTCGGGTCTTCCGCGTTGTAGTCGGGGTTCTCCGTCTCGGTTTCGGTGTACTCACGGGCGGGAATCGCAATCTGTGCCACATAATCCCGGCCCAGACCAGTGGTGAGCATACCGAGTTTGGTCATGCAGATATCAACGGAAATAGGGTCATCCCGCTCCAGCTTAGCCAGATTCAGCATGAGCTCATCATCAAAGGTGATTTTGCTGCCCCGAACCACATAGGGAATCTTCTCGCCAACATTTGCTTCGATAACAGTCATCAGATAGTACCTACCTTTCTGGCTTCAGAATAAGCCTCATTGGTTTTTTGTGCGATGCAATCGGCCATTTCCCGCTGCAAAGAAGAAGCTCTGCAGGGGTCGATTCCGTACTCCCGCAGAGCCGCATTCTGCTGCTCATGCCGCTCATCGCCATGAATGATGATGTTTGCCATTATGCCGCGTTTCCTCCATGCACATAGAGTTTGATGGTCGCAGATGCCGTGCTTCCGGTGTATTTCACCTTAAAGCCGTTGGTCTGCTTGTCGTAAATTACCACATCGCCTACATTCGTGGTGTCACCCTGAATCTCAGCAGAAACGATGTAGTCCAAAGTATCGCGCCGGGTTCCCAGCGGGATGGTTTTTACACTATTGTTCGTGTAAAAATCCCCGGTGTTGGTGAGCGTTACCGTGATAACCTCGCCATCAAGGTTGTTCACCTTGGCATTGGTCTTGAGCAGGACCTCTGCCAGATACTCCGCAAAGAGCTCCGCTGCATTGATGCCGCCCTCCATGTTGTTCAGGTTGGTTTCATCAATGGGGGTTCCATCCTGAATGCCGGGAACGTCATCACGCCACATGGTCGGCGTATAGGAGCCCGTGGCATTGGTGCTCATATACGGCTGTTCTCTTCCGTTCATTATTCTTCACCTTCTTTCTCATAAATCGGAAACTCAAACTTGGCCAGAACGCCCTGATTGACGGCCCGCTTGACGCTCGTGGTGGAATAGCCACACTGTTTACCCGATACGTCAATGACGCGAATGGCCGTGATGGTCTGCGTTCCTGCGGATGTACGCGGGAGGCTGACCACCAGCTCAAGCTGCGTTCCGTTGATTTTCTTGGAATTGATGGTCGCCTCGTGCCATGAGCCGTCCGCCTGATACTCGAACTTCACAAGCGAATTGAGCCAATTTTCTCGGCGTTTGGCCATAAATTCCTGCGTCCAGAATGCCATCTCGACACCTCCTTTTATTTTCCACACGAAACGGTTCCGCATCGTCTGATGGTAGCCGCCGCGATATGGACCTTTACGCCAGCGTCAGCGGATGCCGCCAACGCCACCTGCTCTGCCGGAGGAGTTTCGCCGCCTCCGACAGTTGCTGTACCAGCAAGCGTGAGAGCTGCAAACCCGGTAGTTATCGAGCCGTCAGCCTCAACGCTGCTCCTCAAAACGGTTCCGTTTACGGCGCGAATCGGAACCGTGCCAGTAATCGTCTTTCCGGCAACACTCACATCCCGCACACTAAAATCAGAGTCAACCGTGATTTGAACATCGGTCGTTATAATCTCCCCTGTTGTGGAGCTGTAAGCTCTTCCGCCAACAACGACAGTACCTGTCAGCGTAGAATTTACCAGAGAGATGATTTCTTCAAATCCTGCATTCGTTTCAACATACACAAATTCCCCCAGAGTTCCCAGACGCGGGTACTGTCCGCACAAAATCTGGTTACAGAGTGGAACCGTATGTGTTGCTATCGTCCACCGGGCAATAGTTTCCACGACAACACGAATCAGGTATTGGAATTGAACCTGAACGCCAGCGGGCCGAATAGTCGGGACTTTGCCAACTTCAATTAGCCCGCCGCCCGGTCGCATCGCTGGCATAGTCAGGATGATAGTGGCCGGAAACGCCGGGTCTTCGTGGTAATATATCGGTGACATATTCCAGAGCATCGCCAGACCTTTGATGAGGTCATAGTAGGTGCAGGCGTTCGTGTTTTTCAGGACTTTGAATTTCAGGTATGCCCGGTAGTCTTCGTCATCCAGAACGTATGCAGACTCGTTGATACAGGCCAGCTCACCAGCTTCCAAGCGGCTCAAAACAACAATATCTCCGACACCATCAAGCTGCTTGCCGACTGCTGTATCAATTCCGCGCTTGTCCCGCAGGTCCTCAAAATACTGGCGCACCTCGTTGAGCTGCCGCCCGATGGTCCGATTCAAAGCCTCAATGGTGGCCTTATCCTTGAATTGCTCTGCAAGGTCATCATGGAGCCGCCGGATGTAATCAACCATCAAGCACCACCTCAATTCGACTATCATCGGTCAGCGCACGTTCGCGGGGCGAGATGGAAACGCTGCGGAGATTGTACGCCCCCGGCGATGCACCCGCATCCGTGGTGGCAAACAGCCAAACATCAACGTAGTCGATGCCGGAAACTGCGATATTGAACTTCTGCGGGATAACATCCTCGCCCGCGCCCAGAGCGTTCATCTTCTCAAGAATCTGCTCTTTGATGAGGTCTACATAGTTGATGGGCGGGTTTACATTCCGGCTCAGGGTAACGCCAACCTTGAACCACACGCGCACATAGGTCGGGCGGTTGAAGCGGACGATGATTTCTTCACCGTAGATACCGTGCAGCGTGGTTTCTACGCTGCCAAATGTATTGATGCCGGGGGCCTTTGTGTTCAGGATTTGCTGAGCAATCTCGGTGGGGTCACCGCCATCAACCACAATTTCGATGCTATGCGGCCAGCGCCCCGCGCTGTCAACCTCATCGGTGTAATTCTCATAGGGTGCAACGCTGACCACGCCCTGCACGTTCTGGAGGATAGCGCTCTTGATACTCTCCAGCATCGCAAAGGAGCGATTGTAGATTTTTTCGGTGTACGATTTTCTGAGCTCAATATCGGTTTCTTCCAGCTGTCCAGCAACATACTCTCCAACATTCGTGACTTTGCTGAGGCCAGAAACTGATTTGACGATTTTCGTAATAACACCGCTTGGAATCAGGATATCGCCGTCATCGACCGTGGCAAACTGCACGATACTGCCAACCGATGAGGTGGTGAGGTTTTCGGAGAGGACCAGCGTGTTGGAGCTGGTTTCATCGGTTGCCTCGATGAGCAGCGTGTCGGTGTCATCAGCCAGAGATACGCTGAATGCCTTGTCCGTGATAGCCGCTTTCAGCTGCTCCAGCGTTTCGCGGGTGCTAAGACCCGCCGTAGCCTTTGGCGATGCCAAAACCACAGCGGCTTTATTGAACGACGTTCGGTTTATCATACCATCCACCGGGTTTCGGAGGCTGGTTTCCGGGCTGGTGTCGGAAGCAATCGTTGTTCCTGCGGGAATGAGCGTTCCGTCTACGCCCGTACAGAGAATGCGGTAATAGGACTTTGTAGCTTCGCCACGAGTTGAACCGCCATACTGCGCAGCGTTGTCCAGACTCGCTCCGGTTGCGCTGGATGGGTACTGCGAATGATAAATAGCCGTTCCGAACTCCCACAGCTCCGCGATGGCATCAGCCACATTGGTCAGATAGTGATTCAGAAAAGATTGCGGATTCTGGCGGGTGTTTTTCCCGGTGTATTTTGTCAGGTCATCGTGCATCTCGTCCAGAATCACATCGAGCCTCTTAGGATTCGGCCCCTGTTCCGTCAATCCGTATTTTGCCACGGAATTTCCATCTCCTCTCTAAAAGTTTCCTCATCGGTGGTAAAAATGACGCTTACCGATGCCCTGCGGGTTGCTTTGTCGATGTTGAACTGAACGTCTGTCACATCGGTAACGCCATCCACTGCGGTCACGGCACCTCTTATCAGCCCCCGCAATTTCGATTCATTCGGGTTCTTGATGAGCAGCTGTTCAAAGTAAGGAAAGCCCAGTTCCGGCCCAAGCCGCCATTCGCCGAAAAACCAGCGCAGCCGAATGCGCACCGCCTGAACAATACTTTCGGTCAGAGCGACATCTCCGCTGTCTGTCAGCTCCAAATCCCCTGTTGCATCGAGTTTGAAGTCTACCATGTTGTTCTCCTTTACTGGAATCAAGGAATCGGAGTTCCGGTTTCGCCGCTGAGCGGGTCTGTATGCTTATGAGTCAGGAGGGCCAGCGTTCCGTTAGATGCCTTAACATCGTCACGCGTCACAATCCCGCCTTTGACAGTCAGGTTTCCAACAATCGTCACTCCGGAAGAATTGATGGTGAGGGTCGTTCCCCCTGCCTTTACCTGTGCTTCTTTGGATGAGCTCACAGTGAGCTTCGTACCGTTCACGTTGACTTCGGTTATTTTGGGGGTGATTTTCACCTTTGTGGAATCAGCGGCGATTGCCACTCCATCTTCATCACAAGCTATCTTCATGGTAGCATTGCCCTTTGGAGATAAACCCGGAATTGCAATAGCGTTGCTAAGGTCGAACGCAAGCTCTGTGTCCGTTTCGCGGTCGTACATCCAGTAGTCAAGCGAACGCTCACTCATAATGAGCAAGCAGCCGTCTCCTTTCTTTACAGCCCATGCAACGGTGACTTTTTGACTTTGCGGGAAAACAACCGGAACACCAGATATTTCCGGGTAGTCCAGCATGGTTCCATCTGGCTTTTTGAATTTAGCTTTTGGCTGTACGGTGGCAATGCCCTTGTCCGGGTCGTACTCCTTGATTTCTCCCGGTACAGCGGTGTGAACATTTTCGAGCTGAGCGAGGACACATTTGTTAATCTGGTCCACGACTTCCTGCATCATTATTATTTCACCTCCAGTAGCCGCGCCGTGCAGGTCCACGAGCCTTCCACGTTGTCACCATCAATGGTCACGGAATAGACTCTGAAATATCCCTCAACATATTTGCTCTTGAGGTGAACGTAATCGTCAATGTCGATAGCTGCGTTCATCAGGTACTCCACATCCCAGCCGTAGCTATACCCTTTATCCTCATTGGAAATTTGGACACGCTCAGGGATGCCTATAAGTCCTGTTTTGGGAGAAAGCTCATACACCTCGCGGCTCATCGTATCGCCCGGCTTTTTCACCTGTAAGACGCCATTGTTGATGCTCCACGTCAGGCCGCAGGTATTACAAGCCTTTGTCAGCACATTCCGAGCCGGGCCAACATAGCTGTACCCATTCGGAATGTCTTTGAACTCCGCATTGTAGGAAAACGAAACGGTCACGCCCATCTGGTCCGCCGCGTCCTGAATGAGCGTTTTGCAGTTGATGGAGCCGGAGTAGCTGACCGAAACGTAGGTGTCGCGAATGGCAATGCGGTTATCGACCAGCTCAATATCAGTGGCAATATCGCTTCCATCCTGTTTTCGCTTAGCGTAGGTGACAACACCAGCAAATATCAGCGGGCGGGTGTCTCCATACCCTGCATGGAGTGAAACAACGCAGTCATCTTTGTTCAGTTCTGCAATGTGTTCATCATTCAGGTTCCAGATGGTGACCTTTGCTGTGTTCTGGCTGTTCGTGTCGGCCTTTTCAACTGAAAAGTTGATGTGCAGGGGGCGGAGCCCGCCGCCAATCTCAAAGCCATCATCCCCAGCCTTTCCCGCCGCCAGCCTATATTGGCGGTCAAAATTGGCCATCGCGCAGCCCTCCTTTCTGCAACAAAAAAGGGAGCCGCAATGCAGCTCCCTAATCTTCGGGTAATTATTTCATTTGGACCAGCTCTTTTTTCATCAAAATGCACTCCAAAATGATGTTGTCCAGCCGCTCCGCAATGGATTCTTTCTTCAGTGGCAAATGCTCAGGTTCTTTCGATGCTTCAGCGGCTTCCGCCTTTTCGGAACGCAGCTTCTCAGCTGCCATCCTGCATCCGATTTCCTGCGCTTGAGGAATGACCGTGTTGATTATCCACTTGCAGTCATCATTCATCACAGGCTTTTTGTTCATGAACTTAAGCGCGTTCTCAGCCGTGAAGAAATAGGTCTGGACCTTTCCACGTTTGGTTTCATTCTGCCAATCAACATAGCACTTTACTGCCTCGATTTTGCGGCGGTTCTGGCTCACCGCCTTGCCCGGTGCTTTATATCCGGCTGCGGCCGCAATGTCATTTCCACAGAAAAGAGGAGTTCCATCCTGTTCATAGATGACACGGACTTGGCGTTTGCTCTTGTCGGTGAAAGTTTGGCACTCAGTCATTGCGCTCACCTCCGAAGAAGCAGTTCTGAAGCTCCCGGTTTCTGGAATCAAAAGCCTCCCGCAGAATGATGACTGCACGTTCAGCCTGTTCCGGCTGGCCTTCAACAAGAGCCGTATCCACCATGTCGATTGCCACGCCAATATCTCCCATTCGGATGATGGCGGTTTCCATTTCCACTGTACTCATAGATATGTACTCCTTTGTTCTTGAAAGAAGCTCATGCCTATGTTATAATCAGATAAGCAGAGCTTCATATTGCTCTGGGAAACACTGTGAGAACCAACGGGTACTTTCTGAGGGTAGGCCGTTGGTTCTTTTTTGTTTCCCGGTTTACATATACATTCTAACATACCATCTTGGTAATGTACAGTAAAGTTACCAATGATATAACGTAATTTTTGTATAATACCACTATGGTAAGTTCACGAAAAGTCAGGCCGAAATAAACGCAAATTGTGCCTTGCCATCAGCAAAATCCCGTCTTCCGACGCTTTCCTTTTCGGTAAGTACAGCAAAAATTCCCTGTGGCATATTCTTCGTGCTGTGGAACAGGTTGAGCGGAAATTGAGGTACAATCTTTACTCCAATTAGCAACGGCTCGCCCAGAGAATTGAGGATGCCGAACATCCAGTAGCCGCCTGTATCATTCCATGTGAAACGAAGCTGATACTGACTGCCCTGTAATGAAATTCGGGAAACACTGTCGTTCATATCTGGAACTTCAATGACGGTGTAATCCATGCACACTCCTTTCAGAGCAGCCCGAAGCTGCTTGCAGCGTTGTAAAGGACCGAGCCACCAGATTTACTGCCAGAACCGGAGCCGCCGGAGCTGGAGCCAGAAGCTGCGGAGGTAGTGCTTGCTGCCTTTGTACTAGCCGTTCCAGCAGATTTCCCGGTCGCGCCAGATTTTCCGTAGCTGTCTGGTATCTGGGTCGTGGTCGATGCTGTGACCGTGATTTTCTTGAATGTAATCGGAATCTCGCGAGCATAGCCAACCTCCGCCGTCTTTTTGATATTCAGGTTAGAGATGGCCATGTTGGTATAGACCGCATCCGAGGTAATCACTTCAACTGGAACCTTTGCGAAGTACAGGCTCTCCAGCCGTTTCACAACAGCTTCAGTTTTGCCCTTGTAGGAGCCAGTTCGGTTTCTCCATGTCACAGGGGTATCGGTCACAAAAAGGGTCATCGTCAGAGTGTCGGCTTTCAGGATGATGGCGTCTGTGACATTAAACCCAGCCTCTGTCGGGTACTCAGGCACATCGGCCTCATATCCCTCCTCAGATTCCAGCAGGGCATCAAACTCAATGCCGCCAACGCTGACAGGCTGTTTTGCTCTTGCCATAATCTTTCACCTACTTTGCAAACGCCAACGCCCGCGCCAGCTCCCCGGTGGTATCAGCTGCCGCCTTATCCATTGCCTTCGAGCTCTTTTGCTGTCCGGCCCGGTCACCGTTGAACTGGTTATTGATATTGACGTTTTGAACGATACTCTTTCTTACGGTATTGGTGCTGTTCGTGATGTTCTTTGCAGTACCCGGCAGCACAGAGCTGGTTTTCTCTGTGGTAGGGGTGTTTCCGACAATAGCCCGGATTCCAGAGAGTGCCGTTTGGAGATACGCCCCAGATTCCGGGTTTTCAGCAACAGAGCGTTTCCCTGCCGCTACCGCCTTTGCAACACCGCCAACGATGCCCGAAACGATTCCTACAAGTGAAATGTTCTGGCTCTGAGGATGAGTTGATTTGCGGCTATCTTCTGGCCAGTTAATCGGTGTCGGCTCCGGCTGTTTTGGCCAGTCAGGGAAGTTTATGGAGGGGAATGGCGGAAATTCCGGGAAGTTCCCCTCATTGTTTTCCTCTCCGGTGTCAGCGGGTTCCGGGCCGGATAGCCGTCCGATGATATCCCGCAGTGCATCGGAAACCTTACGCTTCCCCGCTGCAATGCCCTTGACCGCGAGGTCCGCCAGCCCGGAAAGAACTTCCCGGATGCCAGTATCAGGTTTAGGAACCGCTTCGGCCTTCCGCTCCTCCGGCCAACTGACCTGTACCGTAGTCGGCTCAGACTGGTGCTCAACGATTTGCCGCTGAACTACAGGAGTTGCCGGTTTTGGCTCGTCCGGCGTGGGCGATGCTGGCTTTGCGGGGCTGCGAGGGTTATCATTTTCAGGCTCTTTCAGCTGTGTGGCCGATTTTACCGTCAGCGACATTTCGCCCGTGATGCCCTTGAGCGCATCGGAAACCTTGCGTTTCCCCGCTGCAATGCCCTTGACCATGAGGTCAATCATGTCGGGCATATAGGTGTGGAAGTCACTCAGGGGACCGTCTTCCGGCTCAGAGAAGCCGAGGAAAGAGCGGATTTTCGAGGCCACGTTGCTGGCCGCTTTTCCGATTTTCCCAACCGCAGAGGTAATGCCTGAAACTATGCCGTCAATGATATCTGCGCCCCACTGAACGGCTTGCGCGGGTAGTGCTTTTATCCAGTCTATCGCATCCTGAAAACCCTGTACGATTACATCGCGGATTTTCCCGATGGTGGATTTGATGCCGGACAGCAAATTCAGGGCGGCTTCTTTGATTTGGTCCCAGTTTTTCCAGAGGAGAACGCCAATGGCAATCGCCGCAGCGATGGCGGCGATGACTGGTCCAAATGCCCCGGCCAGAATCGAGATGACCGCAGCGGCCACCTTGATAACCACGATGATGCTCTTGACGATGACAAAACCCAGTTTCAGCACCGCGATGACCGTTTTCACAATCGAAATAACGGTCAATATGATGCTGATGATGGCCGAGATACCTTTTACGGCAGCGATGACAGCCACCACGCCCACGGCAATTCTGCCGATGGACTCACCGATGTCCGTCCATTTTTTCTTGTCAACCTTCCCGCTCGACAGTTCCTTGAAGAACTGAGCAATGCCGGGAGCCACCTGATTAACTTTTTCCTGAATCGCATCGAATGCCACACCGATGGCTGAGCGGATGCCCTCGAATATTGGAACTACAACATTTCGGATTCCATCAGCTATGTAGCCAATGGCCTCTTTGATTTTGTTCCATGTTCCGATGATGTTTTCGCGCAGCTTGTCGCAGTCTACACCAGCTCTTTCGAGCATGGTTCCCAGCAAGCTATTATCGCCGCGCATGAACGCGATGAAATCATCAACCGCCAGAGCCAGCATCAGAAAGATGCCAAAGAACAGCAGAGCCTTTCCAGCTCCAAGGTTCAACGCCCTTGCCAGCTTCATAAACCCGCTGGCTACTGCTGTGATTTTCTGGATGTTCATAACCACGAACATCGCAGCTAGTGCGCCAGCGACAACGGCGATGACACGCTGAGAGCCGCCCAGTTTATCGGTCAGTTCTGTGAGTTTCTGGAGCCAGTCACGGACCATCGTAAGCCCACGTGCGCCAAAACTCAGAATTTTTTGATAGGTCGGCAGAAAAAATTGGCCAATAATGGTCTTTATCTCTTTCAGCTTGGCTATATAGCGTTTCTTGGTGCTCTCATAGGATTCGAGGCTGCGCTGGCAGTCACCGATAGCGTCCGAGCTTTGGGACAGAATCGCCTGATAGTTGACCTGCATTTTAGTCAGCTGGTCAAGTTTATCATAAGTCCCGCTCAGGCCAAGAGTGGCCATCGCCTGTGCTCTGATGGAATCGTTCAGGACAGCTCCCAAAGACTTTGCGGCCTCAGATTCACCCATGACAGCTTTCGTCATGTTATTCACAGAGGCCGTTTCATCCAGATTTCCGAAAGAGGCCAAATCAAGAGCCAGCGTGGTCATCTGTTCGGACAGTTGCGCACCAGCTTCGCGGGTCATACCAAAGCCGACCAACAAATTCTGCTGGTCGGCCAGATATGCCTTGATGTCATCCTTGTTGCGACCTATCGCGTCTGAGTAGTCCTGCGCCCACTGGTTGACCTCATCGCTGGTTTCACCAAAGACAACATCAAATTTATTCTGCATTTCCTCAACTGAGGAAGCGACTTCCACAAAGCTGTCGATTGCGGATTTTACTCCGGCAACGGAGAGCGTTATGCCGATGGCTCCAAGAGCTTTTGAGGCCATCGACTTCAGCGATTTGATGCTTCCCTCTACCTTTCGTTCTGAGGACTCATCAATTTTGTAGCCAAACAGGATGCCGATATCACGAATCGTCATGCCGATGCCCTCACCTCCTTTGCCATATCCTCAGCGCGGCCCGCCTCCACATCCTGCTCCATGAGGTATAGAGCGTAGAGCTTCAGAGCCTCATCCAGCGTGTAGCAATTTTTCAGTTCCCACATGGATGCAAGACGGGCTTTGATGAGGATGTACATTCTCAGCTCAAGCTCTGAGAAACCGCTAAGGTCGAGGTCGCCGTAGCGTTCTGCGCTGCCGCCTTCTTCTTCAGACCCTCTACGACTTTGCCAAATCGGGCGGCGAGCTTCTTGAAAAAACCGTTGTAGTTGGTGCGGATGACCTCAAAGGCCAGAATGAACATATCCTGCACATCGGTGCAGAACACCTCGTTGGCGAGGTCTTCAGACAGCAGTCGCGCTTTTTCGCCCGGCACTTCGATGGAAATATTGTTGCCGGAGAGCAGAAGATGACGGAGGATTTTCTCGACCTTATCGCCATCCAGCTGCGCGAACGCACTGGCCACGGCGGGCGTGGCATCCTCAACGTCAATATCCAGCAGACCGATATCTTCCTTGTCGGGGTCAACGGCGGCGATGAGCGGGGCCAGACCGGACACCAGCGGCAACACCAGTGCCGCCAGCTCACCAGTCAGATTTGCGGCCTTAAATGCAGGGAGAGGGCGAATATAGTAGATATTCTCCCCTACCTTGACTTCGCGGGGTTCCAGCTGTTTCATGGTGAGCCTCCTTATTCAGTCATGACAGCAGATGCAGTGTCGATTTCCCACTCGCGGTTGTTGGTTTCCTTGCCACGAGTAGCGGGAGACTTCTTGATGACCCACGCTGCCTCAGTTGCAAACAGCAGACCGCCACGCAGGTCCTTGATAAGGACCGGGAAAAGGCCGTTGCCCGTAGCACGGTCATAGTCAGCAATATTGGAGAAGAACGAATTGCTGTCACTGTTCTGAAGCAGGGTGATTTTCACCTTGTAGGTGTTGTCAGGAGAAATCGAGCGAGCGATTTCTCCGTCACAGCCAACCTTTTTGGTGATACCATCGCCGTTCGGTTCGATGTTGATAAAGCTGTCATCGGCATAACCGCTGACAATGTGCGTACCACAGGCAACAACAACCTCTTTCGGGTTATACGTTTTGATTGCATCAGCCATTTAGATTTCCTCCTTTACAGTTTCTCGTTGGTCAGGCAACCCTTGACCTCGACTGCATGGATAGCACCAGCAAGGCGGGCAGAGAAGCGGCAATCTTTCAGGTTGCGAGATGCCTTCTGGGTGCTGCTGATGTCTGCGGCCAGCGGGACAGAGGTGGTATAGCCCGGAATCTCGTTGCCATCAGAATCGTACTCAGTAGGAGCGATGCCGCCGTACTTCTGGCCGTCTTTCAGGGATGCAAGCATCTGATTTTCGACAAGGCCGATGCCGTTGTCGATGTAGGCAACCTTCGGATTGACCACCAGCAGGTTCACAATGCGGGTCTGCATATCGTTCTGGAGCCAGTCACGGAAGCGGATGACATCAATCCACTCGCCGCCGTTGGTCTTGCCGCCCTGCGTGATGTTCTTGGATGCAGCATTCATAACGAAGCTGAAGTTGGCCGCTTCCAACTTCTTGATGTATGCGCTGGTCAGCTTGGCCGGAGATATGCCGGAAACAGGCATGAGAGCCCATGTTTCCTCGCCAGCATGATAGTTCATCGCTTTTACGGCAACCGCAACAGCCGTGCCGTATTTATTCTCCGCAGGAATGTCATCGTCAGACTGGTCAGCGGTTTCCTTCGGGAAGAACGGGAAGCTGCGCAGATACAGCCCAGTTTCAACGATGGGCTTCTCAGGGTCATCGTCAATGTAGCCGCAGAGCTTATTCTGGGTCTCCGTCCACTGAACGACCTCTTTCACCTTTGCGTCATCCAGACCAACCGGGCAAACGCAGTACCAGCCGTTCACAGCCAGCGCGTGCTCCATAATGGCGGAAATGGTGGTCAGGGCGGGCGTAATGTTGCCGCCGCTGTCGGACTCGCTGAGAAAGGCAACGTAAACATCATGCGGTTTGGGACTCTGGGAAAACGCCACACGCGCAGCCACACCAACCGGGTCAGCGTTTTCGCCAGTGGCAACCACGCCGAGAGCGGTGAGCTCGTCCAAGCCGCTGTATGCAGCAACAGCCTCGATGCTGCCCTTGGACTTTGCCGGAGCAGGGCCGAGGATGAGGATGTTGTCAAAGCTGGCATTGTCAGAAATAGGGGTTGCCAGCGAAATATCAACCGTACAAATGCGGTCGAGTTCCATGCTCATATCTTTGTGTCCTCCTTAACAGACTTATCATTGATTTGAACATTCGTAAAATAGCCGGATTCCTCCTTGACCAGCGCAGGGTTTCCGCCGCCGCTTGGTGTCATGGTGGATTCCGGCTCAATGGTTTCGGGCTCGCCCGGTTTGATGCTGGACAGGTCCAGCGTCCCGGTGTAGCCGATTGCTTCCATCGTAAAATAGACCGAAATCTCGAATGATGCCCGAAACTCATAATTCGTATCATGAATAAGGCCCGTCAAATCGCGGACTTCATTCGGAACCACAATGGAAATATTTTCGCGGTCGCACCATTGCGTTGCATACGGAGAGTTCAGAAAACTCGAAAACGAGAGCAGGTCTTCTTCTGCGGTATTCTCCACAATCGGAGTGAAACCCGGCTCCGTTTCTTCCTGACGGCCATTTGTGAAAAGGTCGATTTGAACAGGAACGAATGCCGGGTAATAGCTGACAGGTCGGCCATCAATAAATCGCATGGGCGGGTCTCGCGGTCTGTTGACGGAGCCAAAAGTCAGGGTAACAAGAGGCGAACTCGGTTTCGGCGTAAAGCTCTGCTCAGAATAGCGCACGGTTGCGCCAGTGAAATAGAGCTCTGTAAGCTGCCGAATCAGCTTTTTGAGCGTTCCAAAGGTCATAAGGTGTATCCGCCTTTCCCATCCGATTTGAGCTCAGGAGCTGGAAATCGTTTTGCTTCACCCTCTGACACCAGAACAAATTCGCTGCAACAATGGCTCAGCATGGTGTGGTCCCAGCCTTGAGAGCTTACGCACTCGTACCAGTGTCCCACCGGGTCCATGTTTCCCCGATAGAAAAGCCAATCGCCCCGCATTCCTGCAGAACGGTCTGCCGGAGTTAGAACCGTGTCACCGAATGCCCGCATCCGTTTGTTCCGGCTCTCGCCCTCCGGCAATGCCTGAAGTTCATCCGAAGAAAGCGGCTGGACGTTGAGCGAAACAACTTGGTCTGTATATGAAGCTCGGCCATATCCATCAACGGTTTGTTCTTCACCGAATCGGCGCAGAACAAAAGCACGGCGAAAAATCCCGATGCCCATATCACTTCTCCCCTTTCTTGCGGATTACATATTTGACCGACTGGCGCATTTTGCCAGTGTCAATCAGCGGTTTGTCCGATTTTTTCTTACGGATGGTGGATGGAGCATTGGGAACGTATTCGCCGTCCACAATTTTTTCCTGCACAATGCCAACGCCAAAAACACCGACCTGCTTCAAGCACTGCTCTGCCGTTCCGCCCGCCGAAATGGTCTTTAACTGGTTTGTGCAAAACTGATTGATTTTGTCGGCGTTTTCATCTACGCTCTTGCGCAAAAAAGGCCGAGATGGAGCCGTAGATGTACCGAGTTCGTTGAACATGGCAATTTGCGCCATATCCACATTTCGGTCATCCATAACTTTCCCGGCCTGAAAGCCAACGAAAACTTCTTTGTTGGCCAGCTCCTCCAACTGCCGGAAGAATTTTTCGCCGTCCGGCGTCAGGCGGTCCCACCCGCCAGTCATCGGCATTCTCCTGCAGAACGGATGGGAATTACGACCAGCCGCCGCAAAGTCAGGTATTCCAGACCGTACTGCGTCAGTGCAAGCTCGGCATCAACCGTCAGATTCGTGCCTTGACTTACGCTAAAGCTAATTGAGGTGCTTCCCTCCGTGTAGCTGCCGATTCTCAGGGAATCGCCCACGGTTCCGTACTGGTTGTTGCCCTGCCCGGCCATCTTCAGGCGATGAGCCGTCAGGAGGGCCAGAGCTTGAGCATACAGCTTGCCGAAGACTTTCTGGCTTATCAGCGGTGCCGTGAGGTCAATCCATGATTTCACTGTGTCATCGTCCAGAGCCTCAAACTCAGTGGCAACCATACGGAAAATCTTTACGGCATCTTCCATGGGTTACTCCTTCTTTGCGGCGGCACGTTCCTTGACGGTGCTCAGGTTACCCTGACGAATGAGGTATTCCAGTGCGGAGTTTTCATCATAGCCAGAAACCTCTTTGGTTTCGCCCGGCAGGATGACTACCTCGCCAACGCTGACGATTTTGTTACCGATGTTTTTCAGCTTCATTTTGCGACCTCCGTATAATAAAAAATTGGGAGCTGCCACACCTTCTTGTGCAGCAGCTCCGAGATGATTAGCAGATGCCCGTGGCAATCAGCAGGGACATCGGATAGTAGATGACAGCACCAGCAGTGCGGGCCTCGCAAGGCACGACCATCTCCAGACCCTGCGGCTGGACCGGGTACTGCATGAACGACAGCGGGTTCTCGATGCTGAACTTCCGGGCGTCGTTTTTGAACAGCAGCGCAACGCCCTGACCGTTGGAATCAGCAGCGTAGGGGTTGGTGTCGGTGCTGTCGGGGTCCAGCTCCGGGCAGGAAACGATATTCGGAATGTCCTTGATGTTGTCCTGAATGTACTTCAGAACGGTGGTGGCAGTGCCATCAATGCGGCGATTCTGAATGTCAATGTATGCCTCAGAGGGCAGGGCCAGCGTGTCCGGCTTCTCGACCTTCTTGGTGACGCGGGCCATCTGCTTCAGCATACCGCTGATGTCGGCCAGAATCTCATCAGCGGTCTTGTCCTTCCACTTGACGGACTTGGACACACCAGCGACAGGAACATACAGAGGAATGTCATTGTCCTTGGACAGAATGCCCTGAAGCCCGGTTTCCTCATCGCCGCACCATGCGATTTTGTTGTTCAGATAATCAATCTGGTAGCGGGCAGACTCAGCCTTGCGAGCATCCAGAGATTTGCCCGCCATAGCAGAAGCGCGCATCTCCTGAATAGAGTAGCCGTAGCTGTCACCAAGGGACTTGATGATGGCCGTAGTGGGCTTGCCCTTCACATCAGCGCGGGGCAGGTCGGTGGCGTAGTTGCTGATAATCTTCGCCATGCCGGTCTTGTCGTAGCTGTAATAGGTGACGGTTTCTGCACCGGGGTCAATCTCACTGGACATCGGGAACAGCTTCAGGGCGGTGAGCTCCGGGTACTCCACATCGTAAGACTGGGACTTCACATAGTCCAGCTCACGAGCGAAGAACACGGACGCGGCCATCTCATCATCGAAGTTCATACGGGGAGTTTCGACCAGTGCAGCGGGGATTTTGGAGCCCATCAGAGCCTCATAATCGTGCTGGTCGTATCTCATGGATTTCTGCTTGTTCATACGATTTTATCCTCCTATTCTCAAGCGTGTTCTGCTGCGGAAGCAGCCGTGGCAGGAACGCCGTACAGCTCCACAGGGGCGATGCCGTTGTTGGCCGCACCGAGGAAGCGGCCCGGAATCTCCACGCCGCCAGTAGTGGCGAAGCAGCCAGCCTCATCACCGTCAACCAGCAGATGCAGAGCACCGCCATAGGCCGGAGCTGCGCCATTGGACAGCTTGACCCAGATACGGCCACGGCGCATGACACCCACACCCTGACCGTTCAGGATGTAGAGCTTGCCCTCCAAATCCTGCTGACGGTCAAAGCCGTTCACCAGAACGCCCTCAAAGTCGGTAGCCTTGCTGGATGCAGTGGGAATCGTGACGTTGCCGCCCGGAGTGTCACCGGGAACCACGCCCATGCCAAAGGTCAGTTTGCCACTGGCCGCAGCGTTGGTGCGGGAATCCACCGGATAGTGAAACGCATCAAAAATGCCGCCCGCAATGCCCTTGCTGGTGGCGTAGCCGTAGGTCTTCTGAACACCCATCTTACTTACCCTCCTTGTTCATGCGGCGGTCAATCATGCGCTGGCGGGCCTCGGAAGCGGAGCTGGTCTGCTTGGCCGGGGCTGCACCATCGCCGTGCATCATCTGACGCCGCTGGTAGTTGGTATCCTTGCCGTCCTTAATCTGGGTGACGGCAATGTCGAACACTGCGTTGATATAAGCGGAGCTCCTGCCGTCCAGACGCATCTTCGGCATGACCTTGCCAATGATGGCTTTCTTGGCATCCTTGACGCTCATGGTTTCCAGACCGTCCATGTTCAGGCGGTCACCCACACGCACCACGCGCAGCAGCTCACGGAAGTCGTTGGCCGAATCCGTGTTGGTCTTCTTCTCGCCGTCTGCGGGCGGATTGTCTTCGTCCGGCTCCTCATCGCCGTCATCCAGATTGCCCTCGCAGTCTGCGCCGTCCTTTGCCGCGCCGGGGGTGGAAGCCGCCGCTTTCAGGGCATCAATGACGCCCAGCAGGGTGTCGATATCCTCGTCCTGCTGAGCGATAACGCCCATCGCACCGGGCATATCAGCGGGGTCACCGTCTGCATCGCGGCGGTCACGGCGGTCCTTGACCAGCTGCACGGAATCCGGCTTATCCTGAGAGGCCGGGTCGTTGTCGGTTGCACCCTGTACAGGCGGCTCCACGCCACCTGCACCGCCATCCTGTGCTGCGCCGGAGCGATTGGCGCGGCGGGTCTTGAACGCCTCCACCGCAGCCGCCAGCTCTTCAGGGGTGGGAGCACCATCGGTTCTCTTTTTCTTGTCCATGTTGAGTTTTACTCCTTTCAGATAATCGCGGCCCTGTCCATCCATGTTGAGGCGGGCCTGTTCACCAGCTCTGGCTTTGTTGACCAAAGCAAGATGATTGATTTCAATGTCCCGCTGAACCGCATCATAGGGCTGGCCCTCCCAGACGCCCGGTGTTTCATCCAGACGCAGGTTATAGCCGCAGGACAGCTCCCGCATCCCGGACCGTTTCGCGCTATCAACATCATGGATGACGATTTCTGCGCGAACATCGTTGCCATCGCGGTAGCCGTTGGAGAGAATCGTGCCGATTCCCTCTTCCTGCACATTCTCGGTGTCAACATAGCCCGCATCATGGGTAATGATGATGGGCTTGCCCTTGTAGGACGCAAGGCTCTTTTCAGCAAAGACTTCTTCGGGCAGTCGCAGCTCCCGGCGTTCTGAGCCGTCCGGGTTGTGATAAACAAAAATGCCAACTGACGTCACAATCGGGTGGTCTACAAGGTAGCCCTCGTCTGTGAAGTAAGTGGCATCCAGCGGCAGACTGTCGAATCGCTGCACTCTTTCATTGTTGTTCATGTGAACCACTCCTCATCGAGTATTACAAAATGACTTCATCCACGGCCATCACCCCCTTTCGCAACAGGCAGGTTGATGGTTTCAAAATTGAAAACAGGCAGTGCGCAACAGCGGCACTGATAGTCTTTGCCGGGGTGACATTTCCGCCCGGTCTTTGCATCGACAACAGGTGGGTCATCCCAGCTGAACCGTTTATGATTCAGGGCGGCGTGACTTGGCCGGACTCGGCTATCGCCAGAGGTTGACCACTCATATTCCGTAACGCCAGCATCCCGCTGCTGCTGTTGGGTAATGTCGCCATTCAGCTTGGCAATCTGGTCACGGGCCAGAAGTTGAGCGTGTCGGCGGTCTACGCTATATGTCCGCTGAATCTTTTTGACGATGGCCGTTGTGGTTTCGCCGTTCTGGTAGCCTTTCAAAACGATTTCCCTCATACGGCCCAAGCTGTCCTGCGGGATGGTTTTGATGAGCGAAACATTATCATCTACCCAGCGGGTCATCAGCGTCTTGTACAGCTCTCCGGCGTAGTAATCATCCAGCAGGTCGATGCCAAGTGTGGACTTGACTGCCTTCTTCCATTCCCGGACACTGAGCTTCCGGGTCAGGTTGGCCATCGCTTCGATTTTTTGCCGTAGCCCAAATTGTGTCACGCGCTTCTCTAGCTCTACCGACATTTTGGAAAAAACCCGCTTCACCGTGGCGATGAGGTCGGAATCATCATCGTGGCGGCTGGTCGGATTGAGCTCAGCCTGTGCCGCATCCCGAATCTCTGGCAGGTACTCTTTCAAGAGCTGGTTCACAATTCGGATGTAGGAATTTGTGAGCCGTTGAAACTCGCGCTCGGCTTGCGCCGGATACTTGAGTGAATATTTGCATATTAGCTTTTGATGGCTTCCGAACCTATGCTGAAGCAGGTCTTGAACCATGTGTCCGTGGACAATATCGTTCATCAAATTCACCTCCTTTTGGAGCTTCAGACGGTCAAAAATCGAAAAAATGAATTTCGACTGTTTCGTTTCAGCTCAGGTGTGATTTTATAGCCCCTAACGAGTTCTGAGAAAAGGCGATAGGGGTCAGCATGAGTAATTTTGTGTTAAAGATTCCATAAGGCCCAGAATAGCCTCGTTTTGGCGGGTTTGTTTTCCGCCAAATTTTCCGCGATGCCCGCACACGCTATCGTTGGAAGATTTGAACGAAGTGAAAATCTGACAACGAGATACGGTTTGGTACGGTAGGGTACGGTTATAGGCGGACAGTCCAGCGGAGCGTCCGGTGGACAATCCAGCGGATTTCGACCATTTTTCGAGGCATTTTGAATAAATATCCGAAAACAGACAAATTTATGCGCATATCGAGTATTTGACGCCTTGAAGAAATCCGACCATTCTAGTGGTTGTGGTGGAAAAGCTGGTTTACAATATCATTTTCGTGGTTTACAATTCAAAACCTATCGGTAAATATCAAAAGAACCCCCGCACAGAAAGCAGCTTCCATGCGGGGTGCAGGTGGAAAATGGAGTACAGCTGATGCTTGCGGCGCATCCGACAGGCAAAGGGCGAAGGGTGCGAGAAAGCCCGGAATCGCACAGACTGTATGCCGCAGTCTGAACCCTTTGCAGCTTCCGCTGAGGCTGGTTTCAAGTACCTCATACTCCATTCGGGATGCCGATTACGGTGTACGGCCAGTGGCGCGGCCTGTGGGATTTGAACCCACGCGCGTTGTTGTCAACGCCTAGCTGTTTTCAAAACAGCCCTCGTGAACCACTTGAGTAAGACCGCAGATGTACCCGGCTTACAGGGGCCATGCTGCTTCGGATAGGGCGCGAGGAGTCCCAGAACCAAAGAGCCGGGAATAGCAGACCGAAAGGAAAACATGAAAATGCCCCCCTTGCGGGGGTGGCACAGCGAGATGGATTTGAACCAGTCAACCTACGGTTTTGGAGACCGTTGCTCTGCCAGTTGAGCTATCGCTGCATATAAAAGAGCCGTCGTGCAGCGGCTCAGATTTTGGCTCAGGCGGGATTGCAGCACAGCAGCCGGAACGTGGCCCGGCCCTTGGGCGTGATGAGCGTTTGAGTCCCGGCCCAATCGCTGTATCTCCCCTTACCTTCCTTGACCTCGAACAAGCCGTCATTCTTGGCGGCATAGGGCATGAGCTTGCCTTTCTGGTCGCGGTAGATGTACTTGTTGGCCAGCAACCAGCCGATGAAGTCCTTTTCTTTCAGCTTCAGCTCCTTGGCCGTTTCACGGAAATTGGTGAGCATATTCCGCGCCACAAGCTCATCGAAATAATCAGCCTTGGGTTGCATGGCCTGTTTCTGTGCTTCCAGATTCGAAATGCGGGCCTCGCGGTCTGCGATGGTCTTCTGAGCCACCAGCAAGGCTTTGGCCATAAGCTCCTGCGGACTGAGTTCTTCCTGACCCGCGATGTAGCCGCCGTTTTTGCGGATGGAGGGCAGCACCACAGCGGTGACCCACTTGCGGAATGGTTTGGCCTCCGGCTTATCGCTGCGCAAGATGACGTTGTAGAGGCCGGATTCGTTGATGATGGTCGTTTCCTGCGGTCTGCCCATACTGTCGGTGATGTGAGCCTGACTCACCTCATCCATATCGAGCCGTTCTGCAACTTTCGCCGGGGTGCTCAAACTAAGCACTTCGCAAACGTCCCGCAGAACGAACCACGGCTCTCCTCCGAGCTCCATCGTGCGAACCAGCTTATTCTCGGCGTATTTGAAAATCGAGACTTTAAGCATGATGCTTTCCTTTCTGTGCAATAAAAAAGAGCGGTGGTTTCCCATCGCTCTAAACTGTTGATATTCTGTTTTATCAGCCGCAGAAATAGCCCACATCGGCCGCAATATCGGCGGCTGGCTCCTTATCCTCAAACGCTTTGTGAATCCACTCCTTGCGGGTGGGGTCCTCCGTGAGTTTCTTGGCTTCTTCTTCAGAATAATGCCAGCTGCTCAGCGTCAACCAGCGGCGAATATCTGCCGTGTACTCCTCAATGCTGGGATAGTTATTAAACTCATCGCAGCTGTTGAAGAACTCCTTATCTGCATCACTCATGTTTTTCCTCCGATTCAATGGATTGATTTCGAGCGGCCTGTGCTGCATCGTAATCAGCACTTGCCGGGATGGAATTGAAAATGTCCTGTTCATTCCGTGACTGGTTGGATTGCCCGGTGTACTTATAGAAGATAACAGGCTCTGGCTTGTCCCGGCCCTTAACCCAGCCGGGAGGAGCGTACTGTTCATCAAACTCGCACCAGCTAACGGCCTCAAATCCGCACTTCACATAGAAGCCGTGGTTTCCGCTGTAACTATCCAGCTTCTTGCCGCCGTTCTCGACTGCCAGCTTCAGGAGGTCCTTGCCTCTGAGCTTATCGCCGGGATTACCGCAAACGCTAATAATATCGCCGTCTTTGGTCACAGCCACCGTACTGCCACCATCGGTGATATGGAACTTGGCTCCGGGATATTCTTCCTCAAGCTCCTGCCGAGAGTGAACGGTGACGCGCCATGCCTTTTCGGGAGCGGTTTCTTCCATCTTGTCATAGGCCGTTTTCAGCGACTTGGCAAAGCTGGGAGCGTCTGCACCACCAAAGCTCTTGGGTGCTACTGCCGGAGCCGGGCTGCTCTCTTTGGAGCCGCTGGCCTTGGGCTCAGACTTATGCTGAGGGTCGGCCTTATGTTCCGGCGTATCGGAAGCGGGCTTGCTGGGCTCACTCTTGGCGGAGGGGAATTTCTGGCCCTTGGCGAAGCCGCCAACAGCCTTGCCCTCATCGTCCAGCGGGATATGCATACCGCTTTCGGTCGTTATCCAGCGGATTTTATCGCTGTCAGCATCCGTTCTTTCACTATTCATTCTACCATTTTGGCCGTCAGCGGTCAAGGGAGAATCAGACGTTAAAACGTCAAGAAGTGCAGAAATGCTTTTGGCGAACGGCGGGAAGATTCTTTCCGGGTGTTCGGTGGCCAGTTTCAGCACCTTATCAGCGGCGATAAAGCCCGGCATAGTCATCTCATCGTCATCGCATTTGATGTAGCCATCAAAATCCGTGCAGAGATAGACCTGAGAGGGGCAATAGGGCGGCTTCAGGTCGGCCATGTAGGTAATGGGGACGAGGTCTTTCGGCGTGATGCCGAACTCTTCCTGTGTTTCTCGAATGGCCGCTGCTTCCGGGCTCTCCCCGGCCTCAATGTGGCCACCCGGCCCGCCGATGGAGCCCTCTTTCACACGAGTACCGCAGAGCAGTTTGCCTTCCTGAACAATCAGAACGCCCACTCCCCTGTTGGTATCGCCATCGGCATTGTCAGTGACAGCGGGTGCGGAGTTTGGTGCAGGTGCGCTTTGTTCTGCCCCGCCCGGCGTCTGCTGCTGTTCAGCATTCATCTGAGCGGCTTCCACTTCGTTAGCCATGTCCGTGCTGCTGGAGCCCAGTAGAGCTTGCAGCAGGTCATCATCGTCCTCCCCCTCAGAGATAATGTCTTCAACGTCAAACTCTTCATCAGAGGCCAGACGCTTCCGAACCTCTGTTGGGTCCAGAGCTTGCATATCCACATAGACCTGTGCGGTCTGTGCCTTGATTTGAGCGGTTTGCGCTTTGGTCTGGTCCACGGTGGCCTGTTCGGTATCGCTCAGGCTCCACAGCGGGTTGAACTCCAGCTTATAGTCTGGTTCTTCCTCGACTGCGCCAGACGCGATGCCCGCCCGGAAAATAACATCTAGCAGTGTGCGCAGATTCCGTTTCAGCATGAGCCGCTGAATCTTCTCCACGAAGTTGTAGTAGCTCTCGAAGTCGCTGGTGCCAGTGGCGTTCATGCCAGCCGGGGACCTGCCAAACAGAATCGTCTGCGGAATGTTGGTCAGAGCCGAAAGCATATTGCAGGTGGCGTCTATGACATCCTTGACGCCGGAGAACTGGAACGTCTTGAAGTCATAGTTCTCGCCATCGGCATCAATGACCAGAGAATTGAGGATACCTCTGGCCGTGTCGATGACGTTCAGCCTCTTGAGAACCTGATTCTCGCCGTCATCCGTGGTCAGGAGGGTTGCCAGACCTTTCATGCTGTAAATAGCCTGAACGCTGCGCTCCAGCAGCTTCACGCTGTCAGTGTGCGCGGTGACTGTTTCCCGCAATGCCCTACGGATGCGGACGTATTCGGGCATTCCCCAAAATCGGTAGATAGAGTTTGAGGTCTGCTCCGGCAGGACGCCGTTTCGGAACACAAGGCAGCGGCTCTCGTGGACTCTGAACGAGCCATAGACGCTGGACACATAATAAAACTCCGGCTGTCCGAATTTGGACACCCGGTTACCTTCGCCCTTGCCGCCGTAGTCCTGACGGTACAGGCTGGAATAGTCGGGCTGCACAATGGCTCGCTCGTAGACCCGCAGCTCATCAATGCTCTTGACATTCTGCCAGTTTACAGGCTGCTCCAGACCACCGCCATCATTGATGAGCATGACGATGAGTGCGCCACCGTACAGCCGCGCCCACTTGATAGCGGTCGCAGCTTTTTCTTCCCACTCCAGCTCGTCCAGAGCTTCCTCCACAAAAGCGTTGACCTCATCGTTCTTCAGATTCAGGTCAAAACCATGCTTCAGGGCTTCTTCGGCCGGAGTGTCAATAATTTTCGAGAAGAGGCCGTTTCCCTCATACAGCCCGGTGAGCTGCATATCCGGGATGATGGGCTCCCTCTCGAACTGGTACGCCTCGGAGTTATCCTGCGATGTGCCGTACTTGTTCAGCAGGTTCACATAGCCATCCTCTCGGTGAGGCCGTACAGCACCCGCTTTTTGCCGCTGGAGAATCTGTTTGCCACGAGCGTTCAAACGCTGCCGTTCCAGCTCATCCTTTGTCATGTGCGTACTTTCCACCTCTTTTCTGATGTTTTCGTGATGCCACGAAGACACAGATTTTGTCTGTGCCATTTATGATATCAGCGAACTGATATCGAACGTGTTGTCGTTGTAATAGGCATTTGCCTGAGAGTAGCAGTCAACTTGGTCATCATGGGCTCCACTGGGGAACGCGGCCATTTCTTCCACAAAATCCAGCACCCACGGATAGACCGATGCAGCCGGGATGTAGACGTTTCCAGCCTCAGCCACAGCCGTGGTTGCGTGAGCACGGACTACCTTGCCGCCAAACGGCTCCACAGGCACAATGCCGGGGATTTCTTTCTTCAGAACATCAATGACCGCTGTACCATTGGCCTTGTTCTCGACCAGCTTTCTCGTGGTCTGCGGCCACTTGGCGGACAGGTCACGCATGGCGTCCAGTGTTTCGGTGAAGCTCATGCGGCCTCGTACTTGGTCGATGAGGTAGCGGTCTGCACCCTTTCTGGCCCAGACCTGACCAACCACGAAGTCCGAACTGTCCTTGTCCTTGAACGTGCAGTCCCAAGACTGGATGAAGTCGTGTAGGCCGGAGGGAAGAACCGCCCAGCGTTTCCACCACTCCCGCTTGAACATACCGCCAGAGCTCGGCGTGGGCGTCTGCATATACAGAGAGGACCACGCATAAGTACCGACTGTTTCTTTCTGCTGTGCGGCCCATGCCTCATCGTAACCACCAGCGGGCCAAAGGGCCTCGCCCTGATTGCGCCCCAGCAGGTCTGTGGCTGGGTCTTCGCAGATGGCCGGGAGGGAGAGGATTTCCCAATCCTCAACCTTGCCGTATTCGGGGTTGAGCAGCCGTGCTGCAAGGTCATCTTCATGCCAGCGTGTCAGGATGATGATGACTGCGCCACCAGCCTGCAGACGGGTACTCACGGTGGACTGGTATTCTTCCCACAGTCTGTCGCGGTAGGTGGCCGATTCAGCTTCAGCACGGTTTTTGATGGGGTCATCAACAATAAGCAAATCGGCACCGTAGCCTGTGATGGAGCCACCGATGCCGACTGATATCATGCCGCCTGTTCCATTCTCAAGTGTCCAGTTTGTCTTTGTCCGCTGCACCGGGGAAACTGTATGGTTGAAAAGCAGCGGACCGTATTCTTCAACCTTATCGCGGTTACGCTTGCCGAATTGTTCGGCCAGACTGCCGCTATAACTAATTTCGATAACCCGCTTGCCGGGGTTCTTGCCAAGGTAGTATGAGGGGAAAGTTTCGGTCACGGTCATAGACTTGCCGTGGCGGGGCGGCATAAATATCATAAGCCGCTTGGTCTTTCCCTCCATGATGCTTTCCAGCTTCTCACATACGAGGTCGAGGTGTCTGGCTCTTTTCCACCTGCCCGCATGAACGAGCTGGACGTAATCTGCATAGCGTCTTCTCGCCAGCTCATACCGTGCTTCGGTGGCAACGGCCTCTTTCATCGCCGGAGAGAGAGCGGTTTTACTTTTCCGCATCCGGCCCCTCATCCAGCCGGGCCAGTGACCGCAGTTCGTCTTCGGTCAGCTTTTCCATCGGAGAGGTCCGAACAGACCCGCCGAGTGTAACTTCCTGCCGCTGCGAGAACTCGCCCTTGCTTCTGTTGTTGAGCCAGTACATACAGGCCATCGTGTCGGGTACGATGTGCTTTGTGGTGACTTGGGTTTTGGAAACCCGCTGTGTGCCAGTGGCCGGGTCCTGCTCAATAATCTGCGTGACCTCTTTGGCCTCATAGCCTACGGCCCGCTGATAAAGGCTGCGCTTGACCTTGGCATCAGCAACGTCCTTACCCTCTTCCAACGCCGTCAGCAGCTCCGGGTGGGTTTTCTTCCACCTGTGCAGCGTTCGTACTGAGATGTGGAAAGCCTCGGCAATCTCCTCATCGGTTGCTCCTTTCAACGCAAGCGACCACGCCCAATCAACATGGTACTTCTCGTTGTACGCGCTCGCCTGTGCCATACCTTACTCGCCTCCCAGATAGTCAGCGCAGAGGTATTCCAGACCCTCCCACAGATTCTTGTTGGTGATATCGCCGTGGCCTACCATGCGGTCAAGGGCCTTTTTGATGACCTTGGCACTACCGACCGGAATCTTGCTGCGGCCGAGCAGCGTGGCGATGGGGACCCACATGGAGTTGTCATTCTTCGGGTCCGCGTTCTCCCAACCATCGGTAAGCTGGTTCAGATTGTTCTCGAACACCTTGAAGATAATCTGCATGGCCGCAGATACGTTTTTGACGTTATAGGCCGAAGATGCGATTTCCTGAGCATCCAGCCACTTCTCGTATTCCTTATCGGTGGCCAGCCAGACGTTCTCGCAGTTCTTCACAGCATCCCGCGCCTTGTCGATGACCGCCTGTGCAGCTTTCAGCTCATCCGGCAGGTACACAATGCTGAGGACCTGAAACTCAAGATTCGCCTCGCTCATGGCCTGTGACTGTGCCTTATCCAAAAGGCCCAGCGTCTTATCATCGAGGCCGGAATACTCCTTCAGGTCGATATCCAGAATCTTGTCATACAGCTTCTTCAGGATATCCGGGTCATCCTGACCCACAATCGCATTATGAGAAAGCTGAATGGCAATGCGCTGCTCTTCCGAAAGCGGGTCATCAGTGATGATGCAAGGAATCGTCTGGAGCCCTGCGGAGATAGCAGCCTGAACACGATGGTTGCCGGACAAAACTTCGTATTTGCCATCTGCCGGGTCCAGTGCCGCGAATGGTGCTGAGGTGAGCTGGCCATCCCTCTTGATGTTGGCCACAAGCCTCTGAAATTCTTCGTGCCGCATAAAGCGGGCGTTCATTTTCAGCAGCTTCAGCTCGCGGGGGTCGATTTCGATAATCCGCGTGTTAATCATGCCTGTTCCTCCTTACCGCTTCTGCGAATGCTTCTTTTTCCAAATGGCCAGACCCTCTTGCAGTGTCCATTGGCCCATCGGTGCGCCGTAGTTGATTTCATACGGCTGCATATAGTAGGCGTTGGCTGGGTCAATGTCCTTGGCCCAGTCAGCCTTTTCCAGAGAATCGTTGTGCTTCCGATTGAGCACCTTGAACAGGCCGCGATACTTCATGGACTCCGGGTTCTTGCTGAACGCCGTAGTCACAAGGGATGCAGCCCGCCGCTTGGTGATGCGCTCTGCAATGCGTTTGCTTTCCTTGGAGAGGGCCGCATAAAGCACCAGCTTGGCCAGATGCTTATAGTCCACAGGCTCCACCGGGAAATCGGACAGCAGGTAGACCGTGGGGGTCTCAATGTGCTTGTCCCACTGTGCAACGGATGGAGCTGCTGAGAATGCGTAGACGCCGATGAGGTAGCCATCCACCACAACGCCGATGGCCAGTGTGGCCGAGCCGGGCCGGATGTTGATGTTCATGTACTGGCTGCGGAGCGTCTGGAAAGCATCATTCGTCAACTCATAAAGGCGAATGTCATTGCCAATTTCCATACCCTGCCCGAACTTCTTGATGTTCGCTTGGGTCGTAGATTGCAGCGGAGTGACAATCTGAGGTGTGCCAGAGTTTGCGTAGATGTAAATGGGAATGCCCCGGTTTGTGGTCTTGGTCATCCCCTTGAGGTGTTCCGCAAACTCATCTTCCGGGAGCCGGATATCTGTTGCAAAGCACCAGTCCTTTTTCTTCATGATTTCGCGGAAGTAGTCTTTCAGCACATCCTCGTTGAAGAACGTGTATTCAGGCGGCTCGAACTTGAACAGAGATTCCAGCTTGGCGAAGTCCTTGGCGTATGCCTTGCCCGCCTTTTTGAACGGCTGGAACGACACGAACCCGGCATCCTCTGGGGCTTGCTTGGCAAACTCCAGAGCATCGCCGTTGAAGTAGCTGGCAATGGAAAGAGCGTTCTTCTCGACCTTCTCCACGGTTTTCTCGTGCATGGTCGGGAACTGGCGAATGCTTTCCTTCAGCATCATGTTGTAGTACGGATTCTCGCCCTTGTCCGTGAACGCCACCAGCCGGGAGCACAGAAGCATGGTTGCGATTTTATCGCTGTCCGTCTGCATATACTCGGTCAGCCACGGAAACTGTTCAAGGCCCGCCTCAGAGAGTTCCAGCGGAACGTGTTCCCGCATATAGTAAGCGGCAAGGCACTGTGAATACATCGTCACATCGTTGCTGTGCAGCCTGAACTTTTCCATAGGGCCGATGAACCGCTCCAGCGTGAAGTTGCCGGAGCAGCCAACATAAACGTCAGACACTTCCCACGTCTTGACGATTTTGTTCATGATGGCCTGTGCTTCTGCTGGTACTGAGCCGTAGAACACCTTTGGTCCCTCCTAGTCTTCTGTTGAACTGCGTCCATCTCCGAGAGATGGAGAGATAAAAAGCAAGAGGGCAACCACCGTCAGGCGATTACCCTCTTGCTGTTATATGGAGCGAAGTGCAGGGTTTGAACCTGCGTTTCTAAACAGGATGTTTAGCGACCTCCATTGGTCTAACTTCGCATATAGGGCCGTTGCGGTCGGCCCTGCCCCCTTATCAGAACAGCGAAAGCTGCTCGACTTGGGGAGTTGTGGTTGATGTATCAGCGCGTTTCTTCACAGCTGCACAGCGTAGTTTTTCCAACGGGTCAGGTGTCGGGTCGTAGAGCTCAGGGATAACCTTGCCTGTTCTCTCCAGCCACCACGCTGCGAATGATCGTCTGTGACACCAGTTGTCATCCCCCTTGCGGATATCCTCGTAGCAGAGAAGAACAACGTCCTTGCCCTTATCTTCGAGCCGCTGGAGCTGTTTGAAAATACGCTGTGTGCCTATCTGGTCAAGCCGTTTGAAATAGGCCGGACGGAAAGCTGCTTCCGTATCGAACTTGCCGAGTAGTCCAAAGGGCATCAGGTCTGGCATCTCAGCGTCAAGATGAAATCCGATGTTCCATTTGGGCGTACCGAGCGAAATTCGCACGGTGGTGTATTTTCCGCTTTTCAGCTCCGGGTTACTGTACCTGCTGGTGTAAATCATTTTCCTCGCTCCTTCCGTATAGCCGCTTCAGGACCTCCACGCCCTCAGCCACTTTCTCGGAGAGATTGTAGCCAAGCTGCTTGTAGAACCGTTCGTGTACCATACATTCATAGGCCAACTTCATGGCATCAGAATCCGGCTTAGATATACCAAGTCGAAAATCCTTTGCAATCTTGAGGGCCTGTTTGAGTTCGCCGCTTCTTACGAAGCTGCGGACAACTTCTGTTTTCCTTTCCATAATCTTACCTCATGGGTAAATTGTTTTCATACTTTCATTCTACCACACTGGTGGCTTGATGCAAGTCAAAAACTTCATTATTTCGAGGATTTTTAGAAGTTTCACAAACGAGCGAGGATTCAGGGTGCCTTCTCCTTTTTTGGAGTGACACATCTGTCCACGGTCGTATATTACCACATTGGTAAGTGCGTGTCAACTGCAAGTTTTTTGCATGACGGTTTATTTTTCCTCAGAAAAGCCGTAAATCCCGAAGATAAATCCTCCAATTTGAGCGATTGCAGCCTTGCGGTCACGGTACACCGTAGTGACATCAACGCTTTCTTCAGCAGCGATTTGGAGCTCATCCTTGCGCTCATCTGCGATATAGAGGTTATAAATCGTCCGGTAGCGGCGCATATACTCCGGCTTCTTGGAGTGCTGGCAGTAAGTCTTGTAGGCAGCAACCAGAGCTTCGATGTGCAGGACCATTGTGCGGGTGCGGGCTGCGCTCTCCTTAATGCTGCGGACCACCGGAACACGAGCGCGGCCCTCCGGGCCGCTCATCAACTCCTCTACCAGCTTATCGAGGTCTTCATCCTCTGTCACCTGAGAGGCATCGTATACTGCCTTCTTGCTGTGTTCCACAAAGCCCCGGTAGTTCTCCAGCAGGATTCGGGTGTTGTACAGATTTTTCTTCCGGGCTTCCTCACGTTCTCGCTTGGCTTCACGTTTGGCCTTGTCGAGCTCTTTCTGGTAGGACTCCGCTGCCGTGGTAGATGCAAGCTCCACAATCTCCTGCAGGAGCTCTGGGGTGAGGATGACATTCTTTTCTTCTGGTTCCATATCAAAACACCTCTCATACCGGGCTGCGCCGCCTCCCCCCTGCGGGGGAAGCAGCTCGCCCTGTTCCTTACAGCGTGTAGTAGTAGTGACGGAGCATATCAACCATGTCGGTTTCTTCCCACGGGGGGACCGTACCTGTTACGCAACCGAAATGGCCGTATGCAGAGGTTTCCTCATAGATAGGGCGGCGGAGGTTCATGCGCTCGATGATTTCCTGCGGGGTCATATCAAAACACTTCTCCACTGCCTGAATGAGCCGTTCCTCGTTTACACGGCTGTCGAATGTGTCAATGCGGACGGACACAGGCCGCGTCATGCCGATGGCGTAGGCCAACTGAACCTGACACTTGTTGCAGAGATGAGCGGCCACGATATTCTTTGCGATTTTCCGGGCGAGGTATGCACCGCTGCGGTCAACCTTCGTGGGGTCCTTGCCGGAGAATGCCCCGCCGCCGTGGGGAGCATAGCCGCCGTAGGTGTCAACAATGATTTTGCGCCCGGTCAACCCAGCGTCAGCAGCAGGGCCGCCGATGACGAAACGCCCAGTCGGATTGATAAGCAGGTTGTAGGTGTCAATGTCAATCTGCGGAGAGTTCTCGTGCAACTCTTTCAGCACCGGGTTGATGACATAGGTGACCAGCGGCTCCGCCAGCTCAGCCACCTCGACACGTTCGCTGTGCTGGGTGGAGATGAGGATGGTATCAACGCGCACAGGCCGTCCGGCTTCATCGTATTCCACCGTAACCTGCGTTTTACCATCCGGCAGCAGGAACGGAATGTCCCGATTCTTGCGCACCAAAGCCAACTGATAGGCCAGCTTATGCGCCAGCATGATAGGCAGCGGCATGAGTTCCGGTGTTTCATTACAGGCGTAGCCGAACATCACGCCTTGGTCACCAGCTCCGCCCACACGGTCATTGGTTCCCATCGAAATATCGCGGGACTGCTCCTTGATGGAGGTGATGATTGCGCAGGTATTTGCGTCAAAGCCGCTTTCCTCGCTATCGTAGCCGATTCCCCGCAGTGTACGGCGGGCGATTCGGTCAATGTCCAGATGGGCCGTTGTGGAGATTTCCCCGGTAATAAACACCATCCCGGTCGTGATGCAGGTTTCACAGGCTACCCGGCCAGTCGGGTCCTCATTCAGCACTTCATCCAGAATGGCGTCAGAAATGCGGTCACATACCTTGTCAGGATGTCCCTCGGTCACGGACTCCGATGTAAACAGCTTCTTCATGCTTTTTCCTCCGTCTTTTTCTTGAGCTCATGGTGGCGTTGCGCCGCCGCCTGAATGAGCGCCATCATATCAGCAATACGAACCGACACCATGAACGGTTTTTCCTTGCGGCGAACTGAGATGGAGACTGTACCACGCTCATAGCTGGTCAGCAGCTTACATTCTTCATGGGTCTGGCGGTCGATGCCGATTACTTTCCCCTCAGCAGAAGCAAACTCGGCCACCACCGCCTCCGTCTGCATCTCCACGGCATCCGGCACACCGGATTCGCTCTGCGGGACCTTGACCACCACACCCATCATATCATTTTTGTTCTCTTCCACGTTGTTCTCCTTTCTCAGAACGGAATGTCATCATCATCGGACAGCGGGCGGAAGTCATCGGATTCCGGGGCCGCTTCAGGCGCAGCGGGAGCATCAGAGGTCGTGCCATTCTTCTTGCTCTCGCCAAAGAACACTTGGTCGCAGCGCACCTCACTACGCTTGTGCTTTTTGCCGTCCTTTTCGTAACTCCGGGTGGTGAGGACGCCGCTGACTTCGATACGCTTCCCGCGTTGGAAGTATTGCGCGATGAACTCGGCTTTTTTGTCCCACGCCACACAGTCGATAAAATCGGTCTGGTCCCTTGTGCCGGGTCTGTCCACGGCCACAGTGAACTCTACGACCTCTTTTCCGCTGGTAGTGGTCTTCAGCTCAGGGTCCCGCGTCAAGCGACCACTGATTGCGATAATGTTCATAGGGTAGCTCCTTTCGTCTTCGTAATAATCGGGCTCCAGATAATTTTTGCCAAACTCAGCGCGAAAGTCTGCAACGCTGACTTTGTGAGCCATCATGTACTTGACCTGCCAAAATTGCTTCAGGGCATCCGATGTAGCACGGCACTGGTGGGCTGCATACCGACCATTGCGATGGCAGCTCTCGCCGCACAGCCCGACCTTTAGGCCGTACTTTTCGGACTTATTGCGGAATGGGCCGGGGAACACATGATGTTCCTCCAGCCATCCCACGCGCCCACATAGAAAGCACGTTCCGTATACCATCAGGCTTCCTCGCCCTCCGGGTTTTCTTCTTCCAGCAGGATGCCGCCACAGTCCAGACACTCGACTGTGATTTTTGCGGGTTCTTCATGGTCACCGACCGAAATCGAGCCAAAGCTGTTGCAGGTGATTTCCTCATGCAGATGGGGGCGCAGAATATCCTCCGGCACATAGCGGGGGTCTGCTGCAAGATAGGCCGAGCCGAGAGCAACCGTGCCGTCCTCCAACTGTGAGTAGCAGTGGCCCGCGCTCTCATCTATCGTCAGATGTTCGCCAACAAGGAGCATGAGGATACCCCAGCGGTGTTCGATGCCACACTTGCCCGGATTGCGCAGGATATAGCCCTTGTCATCGCTGATAACGGTGTAGTCAACATCCAC